GGAACTAACGGGCAGGTAAATAACCTAACTATTGTCCCGGCTAACTCTGTAACTGTCAGACTCGACGAGCAAGGTCGTAAATGGTACGACTATCAAGTAACTAACACGACTACCGTCCAGTCCACTATGACAGACATCCAACACCTAAAGTTATTCAGTCGTGCCGGTTACCTTCGTGGTCTTGGTCCTATTGACAGCTGTAATAAAGATATATCGGCTGCTTTAGATCTTCGTAACTACGCTGCTACTTGGTTCTCTTCCGCTGGAATTCCGACCGGTATCCTAAAAACAGATAAGCCTATTGGGGCAGAAGACGCTAACGAAATTACCGAACGCTGGCACACTAAGCAAGCAGAGCGTAAAGTCGCAGTATTGGGGCAGGGTTTCGAGTGGCAGACTGTCCAGCTAAGTCCTAAAGACGCTATGTTCACCGACGTACAAATTCAGCAAGTACAGGCTATCGCCCGTCTATTTGGTGTTCCAGCGAGACTACTTCTTACAGGTGTAGACGGTTCTAGCGACACTTACACCAACCTACAAGACGAAAACCAAGTGTTTTACCGTCACACCCTTATGGCTTATACCGACGCTATCTCGGACGCACTAAGCGAGTGTCTACCTAGGGGTACTAGATCAGAATTTAACTTCGAAGGTTTATTTAAGGCAGATATGGCTAACCGTTTTACTATGTGGGAGACCGCTATTAGAGCCGGGTTTATGACTGTCGAAGAAGTAAGAGTAAAGGAAGGTTTACAATGACCGAAATGGAAACTAGAAGTTTCGTTTCGAGATTAGAGCTAAGATTAGCGACACCCCTAGGGGCAACGAAGCGTACACACTTCTAAAGGACAACGTAATCAACAAGTTCTCTATTGGTTTTATGCCAGTAGAGCAGACCAGAGACAAGGACCTAATTACTAGGACTTTAGTTTCACTTAAAGAGATCAGCTTGGTCTCTTTCCCAGCCTTTTCGGGGGCTTCTGTAGCAGAAGTTCGCGAAGAACAACCCGTAAGCGACGTGCCTACGGACACAACCCAAACAAAGGAAAATACTATGGATAACTCTATGGAATTGGACGTCCGAGCAGTACAAGACGAAGTAGCGGAAATCCGCAGAGAACTCGACTTGGTAAAGACTCCAAGCATTACCGTATCTACTTCAGAGACTAAGTTTCGTTCTCAGGGAGAATACGCAAAGGCTCTAGTTTCAGGCGACAGCGACGCTATCGACCTATTCAGAGCAGCAACAAGCGCAGACGCAGCTCTACGCCCGGCTTTCGTTGGTTACGTAAACAACCTAATCAACACAGGTCGCCCATCTCTAGCAGCGTTCTCTATCAACGCTCTACCATCTACCGGTCTAACTATCGAATACGCAAAGGTAAACACCAACACCATCGCAGTCGGTAAGCAGACCACAGAAAACACCGCACTATCTAGCGGAGACGTAGCTCTATCAACTGTTTCAGTTGCTGTTTCGACTTATGGCGGCTGGACCAAAATTTCTAAGCAAGCTATCGAAAGATCGACCGTAAACTATCTGGACGTAGCCTTCCAAGCGATGAGCCTTGCTTACGCTAAGAAGATGAACACCGAGTTTATTGCTGTTCTTGCTGGTCTAACTTGGACTGGTAAGACTTTCGATATCTCTGCTCTAACTGCTTCTGCGGTTATGGGTGGAATTGCCGACGGTGCTGCTTACATCTACAACGCTACAGGTCTTTCACCGGAGTTTATTGTCGCGGGTGTAACTGCTTACAAGCGTCTAGTTTCTATTGTTGATACCGCTGGTCGCCCAGTAGTTCAGCAGGTCGGAACTGGAGATAACATTATCGGTCTAGCAAACATTCCGGGTCTAAAGGGTTCTATCCTAGGTCTTCCGGTTGTTGTGGACCCAGCGATGGACGCTAAGACTGCTTACCTAGCAAGCTCTCAGGCTCTAACCACTTACGAGTCAGCTGGTACACCTACCCGTCTATCAGTTTCAGACCCAACAACTCTAAGCGACACTTACTCGGTCTACGGTTACGCGGCTTTCGCTGTTCCGTTCGAGGGTGCTATCGTCAAGCTAAACACAGGAGCGTAAGCCCAATGGCTGTGACGGTGGAACAATTTAGGACTTATGTCGGGACTAAAGAAGTTTCTACGTTCGTGGACGGCTGCCTAGCTTCGGCTAATCAGTTCGTTTCTAGGTTCGTGGGTTCGGCTAGAGTTCCGAGCGACGTACTAGACCAAGCGGTCTTATCGTGCGCTTCCGAGTTGTTTCACCGTCGTAGCGCTCCTAATGGTGTAGCCCAGTTCGCGGATCTAGGTTCGACTGTCCGTATTGCTAAAGACCCTATGACTGCGGCTTACCATATGCTTCTCCCATTCGTTGGACCGGGGCTATGACAAACGAGATAACCGCAAGTAAAGCGGAACTACAACTAGACCTACAGAACGCAGGTTTAGAAGTTTTGGACTATGTTCCAGAGCGCGTAATTCCGCCTATTGTTATTATTACTCCAGCGTCTCCCTATTTGGTTCCCGAAACAATTGGTAACGAGTATCGTTTAGCTCTTACGCTTACTATGGTCGCGGGTACCGCAACTAATGAACAGGCTACCGAAGATCTAGACGCTCTTATCGCCCAAACTGTAACAGCCCTAAGTTACTTAGGCTACGCAGTACTTAGACAAGTAAACCCTAGTTATCGACTAGCGGTAAATACTGCCGAGTATCTAGCAGCCGACCTACAACTCGACTTATCCATAACTCTCTAACAAAGGAAAAATAAATGCCAACATCAACCCGTATCAAAGCGACTAACATCAAGTTTCTAATTGGTGCTACCGAGTACGCTTGCGATCTAAACGCTCTAAACCTAACTCTTAACGATGCCCCGGGTGACGTTAGGACGTTTTGCGAAGTTTTGACCGGTTCGGAGTGGAAGCTCCAGCTCGACGGAGTCGCTAGCGGTGACTCTACAAGTCTTTACCAGTTGCTTCTAGCAAACTTCGGTACAGAAGTAGCCTTTACTGTAGCACCACAGGGTAACACAACTGCGAGCGCTTCAGCTCCGCACTACACAGGTACCGTAATCTTCGACGCTCTTCCACCAGTAGATCTATCTTCTGGAGAAGTTGCTAAGTTCTCGGTTACTCTGACTGTAAAGAACGCTGTACACAACCCAAGCGCGACTCCACCGGTTTACTACGGTCTTACTAAGAAGACAACAGCCTAAACCAAAATGGGTTATACCGAGTCTGGAATTTATGTAGAAGGACTCAACAACATCGTAGCTGGTCTTAAGGGTATGGGTGCCGAGAAAGAACTTCTCGCACTCAACCTTAAGGTTGGTGAGAAGGTCGAGACAGAAGCCAAGATTATCCTTGCCCAGAGCATAGCGGACACTAATAACAAGGTTCCAAGTACTGGTAAACTGGCTGGCTCTATCAAGACTTTACGGTCTTTAAAGGGTGTTGTTGTAGTTGCCGGTAAAGACCCGGCTATCCCGTACGCTAATGCCCAAAACTGGGGTTGGTTCTATGACCGCGAGTATTTACAAGCTAAGAACATTCCGCCTAAGCAGTTTATGAACAAGGGAGCCGCTAAGGTTCGAAAGTATGTTGCTGCCTTGTATGTACAAGACCTTATCGCTATCTACGAGAAATACTCTAAGAACGCTGGTAATGTAAAGGCTAATAGTTACTATTCGAGTACCTATAACTACGCAACTAGGAGATAAAAATGACCACAGAAAACAAATTCGACTTCGAAACGCTAACTCTGGCAGAAGTGGAAACTATCGAACTTATTACAGGTACTTCTATCGACCAACTTATGGACGCTGGACAGCCTAAAGGTAAAGCGCTAAAGGCTATTATCTTCGTAATCAAGAAGCGAGTGGATCCTAACTACACTCTGGAAGACGCGGGACGTATCCCACTCAAAGAAGCTCAAGAAGCCTTTATGGGAGCCGAAGACCCAAAAGAGTAATAGCAGACTTACAGGCTGAAAGGTTAGCGTTTATGGTTGTATTCGCTGGTCTTTCTCTTACCGAAACTAAAGGTATGACCCTTAGAGAGTTTCGGGCTGTAAGTGAAGCACTTAGACAGAAAGTAGCCCATTCGTGAGCCAACTAAAACTCCAGATTATCGCAGACCCGTCCCGTTTCAGGGCTGGTATGTCTGCTATTCAGAAGGATCTATCTAAGTTCCAGAGAACAGCCAATACGGTTGGCAAGGGGCTAAATAAGGCTCTTTCGACTGTGGGTATTGCTGCGGGTTTTACTGCTCTTACTTCTGTTCTAAAGAATTCTGCCAAGGCTGCTTCTGAAGACATAAAGAGCCAAGCTCTTCTAGCGAACTCTCTTCGTAACACTATTGGGGCTACCGACGCTAACATCGCAGCCGCTGAAGCGTACATAAAACAAACCCAACTCCAAAAATCGGTCCTCGACGACGAACTTCGTCCCGCTCTATCTCAGGCAGTTTTAGCAACTGGGTCTCTAGCGAGTGGACAAGTACTTCTAAATACTGCTCTAGACGTTTCGGCTGGAACTGGTAAAAGTCTTGGAACTGTAACCGCTGCTTTATCTAAAGCGTGGGACGGTAATACTGCTTCCCTAAAGAAGTTAGTTCCGGGTATTGACGTAACTGGTAATTTCTTGGGAACCCTAAACGATAAGTTTCAGGGAGCAGCCGAAACCGCAGCTAAAAACGACCCGTACCAGAGATTACAAATTATCTTCGCAGACTTACAAGAAACTATCGGAACGGCTGTTCTTCCAGCCTTGGAAGAGTTTTCGGCTTACCTAGCAAGCCCAGAAGGACAACGTAATCTACAACAAATCGCGGGTATCTTTAAGGTAATCGGAACTGTAATTACTACTGTTACAAGTTTCATTATCCAAAACATCGCAATAGTAAAGTCTCTAGTTGGGGCTATTCTGTTCGTGAAAATCGCTTGGGGTACGGTTACTCTGGCTGTGAAGGCTTACGAAATAGCGACTAAGCTCGCCAAGGTTTCTACTATTGCTCTTAGAACTGCTCTTATTAGTACTGGTATTGGTGCGCTAGTCGTAGCGGTTGGTCTTCTTGCTGAAGCGTGGATAAACGCAGGTAACGCAGCCGACGAGTACGATCCAAGTTTGGGGCGTGGAGACACGAACTATACACCTACTCCGGGAGTTCCAATTGGTCCGGGTCTTGGTCCTAATGGTGAACCGTTCTTAGCCTTGGGTTACGAGTCTTACGAAGAATACGCAGCCGCACAGCAAGCCGCTAAAGATAAAGTTATCGAAGCCAACAAAGAGAAACTAAAGGCTATCAAGGACGCTCTAGAGAAAGAAATGAAGAGCATGAAGAGCGTCGCAGAGAAGTTTAGAGATGACGTTGGTTTAGCCTTCGGAACTTTCGGCAAGGATGAAAACTCGGTATTTAACATTGACATCATTATCGCCAAAATGAAACGAGTTGCTTCGGCTGCTAAGGGCTTCGCTCAAAACGTGGCTAAACTTCGTGCCAAGAAAGTCCCGCAAGCAGTTATC